CTGCTGCTGTGCAGAGATTACGTAGTCTTTTGGCTACAGTTGACGGCCTGGTAATGCAGGTCTTATTAGCATTTCCTGGAAATGCAGATATTCAATCTTGGAAAAGGATTGATCAAATCACCCGGTGCTTAGTCACTGGGATCTTACCGGATTACTTCCGGAATGAAGGTTCATTGAGAACCACAACCTTTGAAAAGGTTAAAAGTATCCGTAAGGATATTAAAATGAAGGGATTTAACCCCTCACTGTCCATGAAGGACGTAAAAGTTCCCAGAGAACTTTCTTGCATGAGAGTTGCACTCTCATTAATAAGAGGAGAAACTCCTCTAAGTTACCTACAGGTAATGCTGATGTCTCAAACGAGAGCATCTGGGGTCCCACCCCATAGTGTCTACGACAAGACACTGGCCAAAACAAAGGCCATTCTGACGACACCGTCAGATCCTGAGCTTTACAAGCTCACTAGCCCGGTTCTTGGACCGGCTGTAGATCGGCTTTACGCAGATCTACTTTTAAGGGTCGGTTCCGGCCCTGAAAGGATCAAATTCTTTGATCATGCAGTGAAAACTGCTAAAGTGTCCCTATCGGACAGTGGTGAATTCTTCACCAATACAAACTCGGGCGGGAAGCTCGAGAAAACACGGGAGATTTTGATCTCCCATCCGGAAATACCGGTTGTCGACCTCCACACCGGAGGTCTAACTGGTCAGGTACTGACCAAAGACGATCCCATAGGGGAACGTATATTCCACTGGGCATGTGGAAAATTTCGGGACAGAAGTTCCGTATACTCCAACAACTCGATGAGTTGTAGGATAAGCCTAGTTGCAGAACTAGGCAAATACCGTACTATAACGGTAACTGTATTGCAGCATGCAATACTTCTCCACCCATTTTCTCATATGGGATTGGATATTTTGAAGGCGTTCCCGTCTTCAGAGAGCGGCATTGGCGCCGCTAATCATGCTTGGAATTTCTTCAAGCGTCTCTCGCATAAGAATCCGAATGCGAGTTTTATCTTCAATGAGAAGATACAAACGTCTGTCTTTTCGACAGACTGGAGCAGTGCAACGGATTACACTGATTCCAAAATAGCCGGTGCTATGTTAAACCGGCTTATGCACCTCTTAGGGGTGCCAAAGTGGTATAGGGAAACTGTGGTGTTTGCCTTAACCGCTCCACGACAAGTGGAAACTTTAGACAGGAACGGAGTTCCTGTCGA